GTCACATGAACAAACCGCAGCCAAAAGCCACGCGATCACTCGACTGATGTCGGGCTTCACCATCGATCAGGTGGTTTCGGAGTTTCGGGCATTACGGGCGAGCGTGATCAAACAGTGGATGTCGCGAGAAGCGCTGGACACTCAACAGCAGATCGAAGACATGATTCGTTTCAACGAGGCGATAGATCAGGCCCTGGCCGAGTCTATTTCTAGCTATACCAGCGCGATTCAGGCATCACGCAATATATTCCTTGGCATCCTCGGGCACGATTTGCGTACCCCGCTAAGCGCCATACTGCTGGGGGCCGACGTATTGCTGCGCACCCATGATCTGGGCGCACGGCCAACCAAGGTTGCATCGAGGATCTACTCCAGCGTGAAGCGGGCCAACCAGATCGTCGGTGATCTGCTCGACTTTACGCGCTCACAGATCGGTCCCGGCATCCCGTTGAAAAAGACCAAAATAGACATGCAACCGATCTGCGTTCGCATCGTTGACGAATCGAGTACCGTCAACCCGGAAGCAGACATTCGCTTGACGTCGGAGGCCCCGGTCATCGGCCGCTTCGATGGCGATCGACTGGAGCAGGTCTTCTCGAACCTCATCGGCAACGCCATACAGCACGGCAATAGCTGCGATCCCGTCGAAGTGACGCTGGCCGTTTCGGAGGGCGAGCTGCGCTTTATCGTCCACAACACCGGCAGCCCGATTCCCGCAGATGTGCTGCCGTTCATCTTCAACCCGATGGACCGCTACTCACCCGAAAAGATGACCGACAACGGACCTTATTCAAGCCTGGGGCTGGGTCTGTTCATCGTCGACAGGATTGTCGACGCGCACGGCGGGCGTATCGAGGTGATGTCGAAAGCGGATCATGGGACTACGTTTGCGGTGTTCATTCCGTTGAGTGCGGGGTGAGGTGGGGGCGGTTGTCAGCCAGAGGTGTATATCCGACACCGACACACATAGTGTCCCGGTCTTGCTTCTGAGGTGAGGACCTGCTTTCAAGCATCTTGCGGGCGACAGAGATGCCCGCTTGATCAATTCCTAAAGACCTCAAACTTATCCATCAAAACCTTCCCAATTTACAGCCATCCAGCGGCATCAATTGGCTAACGTGGCTGCACAACGACGCCCGATGATAGAATGCCTCCATACTTCTCTCCGAGCTACCGACGCTAATGTCATCCGCAAGCCCCGATAAAAGGCGCTCGTTCACGCGCCGCTTCTCCGTCGCTCCGATGATGGATTGGGGGGTGAAATGTTGAAATGCTCGGTCCGCCGGGCTTTGGACGGTATCGCGAGTATGATGTAGTAATTTTGTACCAAGCGCTTGCCTAGGCGCGTCCGGATATGTGCGCGTTACGCTCCCTTGGCACCGCATTCAAATCGTCCTTTCCGCACGGCCATTTTGAATCTGTGTTTTGCTAGCATCTCAAAGTCTTTTGTCGATGGGCGGATAAATTTTGACAGCTAGCCTTTTTTGTGGTTAAAGGAAATATGTCTTGTACCCCCTTTAAAGAAATTAGTCTTTTTTTGCGATCACGCAAGAGACAGGGGGAATAAAGGCTGCATGTCAAGATTATGACGGAACATATGTTAATTTTAGCAAGGTGCTTATGGCGAGTAGAAATTACGCAACTAGGATGTCTTGTTTTTCACTTATTTCTGCGATTGAAACTGATCTCAGAGATTTGATATGTGAGCAATTAAACGATTTCGGAGATGAGGCATTACCGTCTGATGTTGTAGTGAGTGCGAAAGATAGGTACAAGGATCATCATCGTGAAAACTATAACTCTAGCAAAGATAGTATGCGGGGCTTGCTAGAATTTATTGATTTCTATGACTTAAGTAAGATTTTGAACAAAATCAAAAGTCAGCAGCTTTTTTTTGGGCAAGAAGAATTGAGCGAGTTGTGTGCCGATCTGGAGCGCTTGTCCAAATGCAGAAATCGTGTGTGTCATTCAAGACCGCTAGAGCCCAATGATTTTAACGAGCTGTTGGATTTTACTAGGGAGATAAAGGGCAAGGGTAAAGGTATAGTCTGGCTGAATATAAATGAGGCCATAAAAAACTTAGAGAATCCTGCGTATGCTTTAACTTTAAGTATCCCCGAGTTTTGGAAAAATAATAAAAGATCTGTATTTAATAATCTTCCTATTCCAGAGTTTGATGATACCGGGTTCATGGGGCGTGACAAGGATAGGAGCTCTATAAATAAGCTGCTTCTGTCAAATACAAAAGTTATATCTATAGTTGGCGAGGGGGGTGTCGGTAAGACTGCGCTGGCTCAAAGATGCCTGTACGATGTCCTTGAGAGTTGTGAAGATAAAACCAATGATGCACCTGCTTTTGATATAGTGATCTGGGCCTCTTTGAAGTCAAATAGGTTGACCGCCTCTGGGGCCGAAGAGATCAGAAACTCTATAGCTTCTGGAGCCGGTTTGTTTCAAAGTATATCGGAAAGTTTAAGTGGTACGGCATCCGGTGATATGTCGCAAATACTCCGTGATGTTTCTGAATATATGACGCTGTTTAATGTTCTTTTGTGTATTGATAACTTGGAGGCAATTTCGGCCTCGGAAGTTAGGGATTTTTTGGCGGAGATTCCGGAAGGCTCTAAAGTTTTGATAACTACTCGTGTTGGCTTGGGTGAACTTGAGTATAGATATAAATTAGATAAGTTGGATGACAAGCCTTCCATACTTCTGATGCGAGGTATGTCCCGGCTTTTGAACGTGGAAAGCCTGTCTTCGAAAAAGAATGAAGCATTGTCTAATTTATGCAGGCAGCTTTATAACAACCCTCTGCTCATAAAATGGTATGTGTTGTCCGTTGCGGCAGGTCAAAGCCCTGCAGATGTTGTAAAGAGAGGCGGTGATAATTTCAAGGCTGCCTTGAGATTTTGTTTTGAAAATCTTTACGATCGGCTAAGTGACGTAGAGCGTAGGGTTATTTCTGTTATTGCTTGCATGCGCAAGCCAGTATCAGCTGTAGAGCTTAGATTTATACTTGGTGAGTCCGACGAAATCGAAATTGAAGAGGCTCTTAATCAACTTCATAATTCTAGTATGCTTGAGTCCGTGAAGGACCGCTCTGACAGCAGAACTTTCTCGCTCACGGGCATAGCATCGGAGTATATCTCCGAGCTGCGTCCGCCCTCTCCTGAAACCTATCAGGCTGTAAAAAGTAGAAAGAAAGAGCTTGTAAACATACTTGGTCAGCAGATGGTATTACAGAACCATCACAAATATGATCCGAACGGTATTTACTGGAGTAATGTTGACGAGCGCGTATGTGCGATCTACTTGAAAAAAGCTCTTGCGGATGCTCGTAATGGTAATATTGGTTCAGCAGAGGAACAAATAAAAACCGCTAAAAATATAATGCCGGGCTTTTCTGAGTGTTATCGTATCAGTGCGCAGATTGTTCGTGACCATTCTGCATTCAAAGCACATAGTGAATTTGATACTGCAATCGAGCTTAATCCGGGCTCTGCTTTGACTAGGTATTCCTATGCGCAGTTTTTGATTAAGGAAGAGGAGTTTCCGGAAGCATTAGAGCAAATAGATAAAGCTTTAATTATAGATGCTGATGATATATCTCTCAAAACTTGCAAGGCTTGGATATTAACATATAGTGGTGATTACAAAGGTGCTACAGCTATATATGAACAGATCATTCCGCTTCAGAAAGATCGCCCTAGGAAGTTCAGGCTAAGTACTTACGATCAAGCATCTTCTTGCTATAGTCGATATCATGAGCAGATGCTTCGAGATGGGGACTTCCAGTCCGCAAAGCTCTATATATCGAAGGCGGCAGATGTTTTATCTGAAGCTATAGGTGAGAATACTTATGATAATATACTAATTGAAAAGCTGTGTGATCTTCTTTACAAGAGTGAAGAGTATTATCGTAAATCCCATGATGCATCTGTGTGCATTTCAATGTTTAATATCATAGATTTGAATGCGTCTATGCTGTCTGGACGTCCCCTGCAGGTGATTAGGGATGGCCTAAGAACTTATACGACTCAAGCCTCGACCGAGAATCAGTACAAGGCTAACGAAATACTTGCACGGTTAAATGATGCCACTATTTCCTTGGGGCTGGCAAGGACTAAGGGTACGGTAGTTAGGGCTAGGTCTGATAGCGGGGAACGTGGTGAGCGCGGAGTTTCCTTCGGTTTCATAAAGGGTGATAACTCAGTTGAGTACTTTTTCCACCGGTCTTATCTTAAGCCCCCTTCGTTTCTAGATTCTAATTATCAAGAAGTTAGAGTTCAGTTTGCACCGGGTCGAAACGAAAAAGGGCCGTGCGCATTCGATGTTGAACTCCTGATTGAATAAAGTTGGTGTGGCCCTACGCTGTCGATACTTGACAGCGTCAGGCCACTTTGGACACCACGTCCTACTATGATGTCGTTTCTCATGTCTTCTTTATTTTCTAATATAAGTTTATTTTTTATAATCTTTTCTTGATGTGTTCCTGTGATCTACTGACTTTTGAGATTTATATGTGTCAGGCTGTCCTGCCCATAAGCTGATTCTGCTCTTTTTCAGCTTTTGCGTGTTGCCGATCAATGTAAACTGCAAGATCTCTAAGATGTATGCCTAGTGCTGCTTTTTGGCTGTCAGCACCTAGCCGTACTACGGGAATGTCAATCTCGCCATCAAGCCTTTTCCTTTTGAATTTTTCGACTGTCAAATTCATATAGTCAGAGCACACGCGCTCTAGTGGAATAACCGCTAAGCTTTCATATTGAGCCATCAGTAGAAATAAGGTATTCATGACATGTCTCGCAATACTTTTACGTCAGCGATCTGCGTCTTTATCATATGAGGAATCTTTTCAAGGGTTCGCCGTATAATACTGTTTAGGTGGTCAACTTGGGTTGCTCCCCGTGTACGGCATGGGTCGTTGCCTTTCACATACCGCCCGGTTTTATGGAGCAGTCCTAGGGTGATGGCTGTGTCTGACAGAACCTGCAGATCAGCTTGGGTGAGTGGGCCGCTACTGTCAGCTTTCCATTGCTCTCGAAGACTCCTGATGATTTTGATTTTGAGTTCGAAAGCCTGCGGACGTCTTTTCCGATCATATTCTCGACCGCGCGCAAGAGTTGCTATGTCTGCATTTAATGCATTCATCCCCGCGCTGCCGTCGACGCTACCTCCGGATTTCCCTGCCCAGTACGACCTGCGTAATGCCCGCATGATTGCTCTATGGCTGAAGACAGTGAGGAGCAGAAAGCAGGCCGCTAGGACGACCAGAATGATGATGTGTTGTATTTGCATGTGCTGTGTCCTTATGGATGAGCCCGTCGCCGGATCGGTGGTGAGAGGACGGCGACGGGCTTATGCGGGCTGGTTACGCCAGGGTGAAGCTGCCGATGGTGAGGTCTATTGCTTCGCCTACTTCTTCTGCTACGACCTGTTTGAATTCCTGCGCGAGGTTTTCGCGTAGCTGAGCCTCGCCGATCCAACGCAACCGGAGCACGGGCTGGTCACCTCCGGTGAGTACTGCAACGCGCAACTGGAAGGTCTGAGCCTGCAGGCCTTCGTAGGGGATCACGCTGAATAGCAGCTCAGCGGGTAGGCCGTCTGCCGATTTGGCTTCGATCTGATCCATTGCCGAACGGGATGCGCTTATGTCACCGACGATGTGTTCGCTTTTGCGGGCCTGCTCGATGGTGATCGAACGAATGGCTCCAGCAGCTCGGCGCAGATCGATATCGGCACCATCCGGGGTCAGTGCGTTCAGGTTCGGTGCCCAATCTTCAATGAAGTCGCTCAGCTCTTTTTGAGTGTGCTTGGACCCGGCTGCGCGCTCTAGAGCCAAAAATGCGGCAGTCTTCTTCAAGGTGAGGTTGGCGCGAAAATCTCCATGCCCAGGGTTGTCCTGATTGCCAAGGTTAAAGAACACGCTGCACGTCATGTCATCGCTATTGACGAAGCCCGATGTGTTGCCATCGGCTTGGTTCAGCACGTATTCGCTAAAATCCTTCAAGGACGAAGTTTCAAGCACGCCTCGAAACCGGCTGCGGGTCTGCTGAAACTTCTCCAGGCTGACAACGTTCACGGTCGCGGGTAGGGCGATTGAAGGTGTGAAGGTGTCCAGCGCCTTGGCGTTAGCGAGTACGGCGGTGTCTTGGATCAGCTGAATTGCTTTGGCTTCCATGAATCAGTTCCTGCTGTGGTGAGAGGTATGGAGTAGCGTTGGATTACGATCTGGCAGGGACGGGAGCGGCTTTGAGATCAAACATCTGTTCTGCCGCAGGTGTTTCAGGGAACAGCGTCAGCCGACCGCCTTCGCCAACGTACATCGGCGTATCGAGGGTGGTGTCCTCGGTGCGGTTGCCGCGCTTGGTTGGCACTTTGTAGGCCAGCTTGTGGTTAACAGTGACCTGGTGACTGTCAGCTATCTGCTTGAGCGAAAACGTGAGCGTTACGGTGCCGACCTTTTTGTTGTCGACGACGCCTGCAGCTACCTCGGAGAGCGCATGGCCGATCTGGTTCGCGAAGACGCCTGCGTTGAGTTCGCCGATGAACTCGGCTGTGTCCGTGGGTTTCATTTCCTTTGCCTCTGGTTGTTGTCACTGGTAGGCAGTGACCACCTTTGAATCAGGCCGCTTTCAACTTGGCCTGTGCATCGAGATAGGCCGCTAGGTCGTGCAGGTACACCACTGGCTGGCCCTTATTCGATCCGCCCAGCCGAGTAACCTTGAGTTCGATACGGCCTGCGTTGATCTTGCGAAGCAGGTAGCGGTCACTCGATATGTGCGAGAAATACCGTTCCCGCACAGTGCCTAGAGTGGGGCAGGGCGTGGCGAACTCTTCCCGGAGCTGACTTAAAGTCTCACTCACGCAGCGTCCTCCCCGTGCCCCTCCTTTTGGGGCACCAACTGAAGGCGAATCAGCTCCGCGAGACCCTCTTTCGATTTGCCGGTTGCAGCCGCGCAAAGCCGCCCCTCTGTGTCTGCAACCACTGCGCCATATGGGCGTTCGGGGCTGCGCGTGGGGGTCACATAGGCGACTTGACCCTCAAGCAGTACAGAGTCGACAGCCCGAAATACTTCCGCCAATTCGGCAGTAACAGGCGGCAAGCCATCCAGCATGCTGAGTGCCTCTGAGGTTGCGCCGATCAATGTCGAGCGACTTACGATGGTTGGGTGGTTCAGGTGCAAAGGAACCAGTTTCAGCGCGCATACGGCGTGGGTAATTGCGTTCAGAGTCATGGTGCGGCGTCCTTCTTCTTGGTGGTGATGCCAAGCTGGTCCGAAAGCCAGGTAACACCCGCCTCCTTGACCATCACCACTGCATAGTGGCTGTAGGCGTGAATGTTCTTGTTCCAGCGGCTGCGCGAATCTACGTACAGGTAGCCTTGGTCGCGGTGCTTAGGTGCGAGCTCGCCTGCCTGGGTCAGCACGCCGATTTCGCGCAACTTCGCTCGAAATGCCTGTGGTTTCATGCCCAGAATCGTTGCTGTAGCGTCGAGGGTTCTGTTCATGGCGAGTGCCTCAGGCCACGGCCAGCAAACCGCGTGAGCGGATGGCGCGATACAGCTCGTCCAGTGCGCCATACAGCTCTTGAAGGCCGCTTTCGTTGGTAAGTACCAAGTCGTCCGGGTGGACTGACACACCCGCTTCGCTGATGTGGGGATTAACTTCAGCTGCGTCAGGCCGAGAAAGATGAATGACGGTCCCACCGCGTTTGCGGATGAAGTCGGCCTCATTTTCGAAGCGGACATCGCTCACCACAAAGCCAGGCACGCCGTCAAAAACCGCACTGAGGCAATCGAGGTTTTGTTCGGCGAGGTCGATCCACAGGTTCGCGCTGATCATGTGTCGGCCCCACTCTGTGCCGAGCAGTTGCATCAACTGGCGAGGCGAGCGGCCCAGCCAGTCAATGGGCTGCTCTTTCTTGTCGCCCTCAAGGTCTTCAGGGCTGAGGTTGAATATGGACATGATGCCGTCGCGTAACGGATCGGCGAATGCGTAGCACTCAAATCCGTGCTCGTGGGCCAGGTGGTGAGCGGCTGTGGTTTTGCCGGAGCGGGCAGGGCCAGTGAGGCCGATCAGGATCTGCTTCATGCCGCGTCACCTCCCCATGGACCGAAGCCATCGACTGCCGGTGCAGGTGCTGCTTTTGCGTCGCCGCTTTTTGGCGGAATGATCAGTAGAAGGCCGGTTTGGCGCTGAATGGTGGCGATAGATTCGCGGTTGGAGGCTGCTGCCGGGTGGAGATACACCGGGCAGCGGGTATTTCGCTGTGTTGTTTGCATGGCTCGTACTCTGTGGTGAGAGGTGTACGAGACAAAATTAGTACTACTGCTTATCCGTGTCAACAGTATTACTTATAATTTTAGGCAAAACTAGATTTTCTGCTGATTTTTCTACAGCAGTACCGAATACCAAAAGACTTTGCCAATCACTCGGATGTGATCGCGCACGTAATCACCGTCATAGCGCTCGTCAGGATGTTCTTCGGCGTTGTAGCTTCGAATTCGCAATCCTGAGCCTGGAAGCCGGTACAAGACTTTCACGCGGAGCTGACCGTCGTGATCAATGGCGTACATTTTTCCGTCTTGGATCGCGGTGACAGCTGTGTCAACCCCAACGGTGCTTCCATCGGGCAATACCGGCTCCATGCTGTTTCCGTGAACTGGAACGCAGCCCGCTGTGTTCGGATCAATGCCTTTCTTCTGCAAAGTCCGTTTGCCGAAGCGCAGCATCCTTCCGTTCGTTTCAAGCATAACCTCTGAGCCTTTACCTGCTGAAAGTTCTACTTCTTTGAAAAAAGGCAGTTCAACCTCGTCCGGGTCGAGAGGGGTCTTGTCATCCCATTCTTCAATGGGTGTCAACGCATGAGGGGACGTCGAAGGGGTGCCTGTTAAGTCCCCTTCTTGAAGGTTCATAGAAAAGGGTGAGCCAACCACTGGGTATTTGATGAACCTGGCAAGGCGTGGGCTCACCTGCTCGTAACTGAAGCCTAAGACGTTTGAAAACTTCGATAAAGCGTTCAAATTCAGCGGTATCTTCCCATTTAGATACTGACTCACAACGCTCTGTCCTGCCCAACCACACAGATCGGCGATCCTTTCCTGCGTGAGTGATTTGTCCTCACTTTTTTTAGCCAGATAGAAGTCTTTCAACCGCTTCGCCTCAGCGGCGCGGATTTCGGGGGTAGGGTTCAGCAGGTCGTAGGTCATGGCTATCAATTTATAAGCAAAGCTTATTCTTTCCAAACAGGCTTACTGATATTTCGCTTGCGCTAATTTAGAAGTACCACTAATATTTTAAGAAGACGCCCTTCGAGGACACTAGGATGCCGGATGAAATTGGAGTGATGCTTTGCGAATTTGCTAAGGGCAAGACCCAGCCTGAACTGGCCGGCCTGCTTAACGTATCGCAGAGTGCCGTATCGCAAATGTTGAACTCTGATCGTGATATCAGGGTTCGAATCGGCTCTGATGGCAGTTGTCTTGCCTACGAGATCAGGCCCATAGGTAATAGAAAAAAACCTAAAGCGGCTTGAAGAAAAAGTCGCAGGGCCGGGGACCTCTCACCACAAGATTCCCCCGACCCAGCAACGGCAGTGGAAAACACTGCCAACTCCGCCGACCAGGTCCTCTCACCACAAGATTCACCTGGTTGGCTCGAACGATAAACCGTGCCGAACAGCACGTTTAGCACAGCACACCGGTCGTGGTCGTAGGATAGGGGGTGCCCCTGCCTGTGGCTACACCGTAAACGGGGATTTTACGGTTATGAGTCGCATGGATCTTTTGCCTGACGCTGGTCAGGTGCTTTCGTTGCGTCAGGCGCTTTACCGCGCCGGCCGCGACTACAAGGGCGGGGTTACCGCTCTTGCCCATGACATGGTGTTGGAAAACGACGCTCTTCAGAAAAAGCTGAAACTCGACGAGGAGCGGCGCTGGCTTAATCCGGATGAGCTGGAGGATGTCATTCGTCTTACCGGCAGCCCGCTTTTGCTCGACGCCTTGATGCGGCCAGCAGCAGCTGTTTGGTACCAGCCGGAGCCTGTCGCTGCTACTCAGGATGCGCTCAAGTCGGTAGGCAAGCTTCTAACGGAAACGGGCGAGTTCGTTTCAGGCATGCATAACGGTGCTGCCGACGGTGTATGGGAGCTGCACGAAGTTGCTCTGCTGGAGAAGCAGGGCAATGACATCATTCGTGCGGTGCTGGGCATCATGGCCGGCGCTCGTCTGGCGATGGAGGATCGTGGCAATGGCTGACGATATCGACCGCGCTACGGAACAGGCTCAGTACCTGTTGGACGTCGCTCTGTTTAAGCATCGCCGAATCCCGACCAGTTTGGTCAGCTCTCAGTTCTGTGATGACTGCGACGAACCGATCCCGGAGCCACGCCGTGCTGCCATTGTTGGCTGCGAGACGTGTATTCACTGTCAGTCGCTGCGGGAGCAGCGTAGATGAGTGATCGTCCAATCCCACTTTCTGCTTGGGCACGTCGTTACTGTGAGACATTCAATTTTGCTTTAGTACCGATTCAACCGGGCGAGAAAGGCCCTAAGGGAAGGGGATGGAACCAGCCCGGCAAGTACATCGTTGATCCTGCCAAGGCCGAGGCGTTCTGGAAGAAAAATCCCAACCATAATCTCGGCGTTGTGCTGGGGCCGAGTCAGGTGTGTTCGTTGGACGTCGACGATGTTCAGTGGACGCGGTTCGTCCTGTACGAACTGTTGGGCGTTGATCTGGATGCGCTTGCACTGGCTTTCCCGACTGTCGTTGGTAACCCTCTGCGGTTCCGGGTTTTGTTCCAAGTACCGGAAGGGCTAGAACTGACGCGGCACTCCCTCTCTTGGCCCAATGAAAGCGACCCTGACGGGTCAAAGCACAAGTCAATCATGCTGAAGGCAAACGCCGCTCGGGAGGCGGGCGATACGGCCAGAGAGGCCTTGTATCGAGCAGATGCTGAGCTGTACAAGCGGTTCACAGTGTTTGAATTGCGTGCAGGATTGGTGCAGGACGTACTGCCCCCCTCCATTCATCCAGGCACCGGCCAGCCATACACCTGGCGCACGCCGCCTGATGCTTCGGGGCTTCCGGTTCTGATCAGCGATCTGCTGAATGTCTGGAACAACTGGGACGTCTTCAAGCGAGGAGCGGAGGCTGCGTGCCCATGGCTGCCTAAGGACGCCAAGCCTGTTAGCAAACAAAAGCCGAAACCGAAGCCAGCCCCAGCAGGTGGCAAGCGGCCGTCTGTCATTGACGAATTCAACAACTGCCACGATGTCGAAGAGATTTTGCGCAGCCACGGCTATACCAAGCGTGGGGGCAAATGGCTTTATCCGCAGAGTAGTACCGGACTCCCTGGGATCACCGTGGCGGAAGGCAAGGTGTATTCGCATCATGGGGCTGATCCGTTGGCCAACGGTCACCAAAACGACGCGTTCGAAGTGTTCTGTTTACTGGAGCATGGCGGGGACCAGTCCAAGGCGGTGAAGGACGCGGCGCGGATGCTCGGCATGCAATCGACCCGACCCAGTGCAAGCGATCTTCCCCCGGCCCCAACTGAGGGTAGCGACACGCCAGATGCAGCAGTCCCGGACAAGCCAAGTGAGGCGGCTCCTGCACCTGACGGGGGCGCGGGGGAGGAGCTGACTATCGAGCAGGTGCTGCGGCGTTTTGCGTTGGTAGAAGGCACCACACATGTTTGGGACTTCGATAAATCTAGGGCGATGAAGAAGTCAGCATTTGAAGCGCGTGTGGGCAAGCCCATTGCCAAGCTTTGGCTCGATGCCACGGACAAGAAGCTGATCGCTGACGATCAGGTGAAGGACATTGAGCAGGCCCGGAAAATGGCGGGCAAGAAGGGCGGTGCTCTCGGCATGCGACCCACGGAACGTTACGTCTATATCGACGGTACCAAAGACGTTTGGGATCGGGAGAAGAAACGCCGGATTGCCGAGGGGGCCGTCAAGATGGCCTTGGGCGACACGTATGCGCTCTGGCTGAACAGCAGCGAGCGGCGGGTGGTGGACGTCGAACACATTGTCTTCGACCCGACCATGACGAAGGACCCCAGCATTTACATCAACACCTTTGACGGTCTGCCATTGGAGCCGGTCAACGACGACGCGGCGTGCGCCAACCTGCGCTGGCTGATTTCATTCCTCTGCAACCATGATGAGGCTGCTGCTCTGTGGCTGACTCGGTGGCTTGCATATCCTTTGCAACACCTCGGGGCCAAGATGGACACGGCGGTGTTGATGCACTCCACCATGGAAGGCTCGGGCAAAAGCCTCCTGTTCGCCGACACCTTCGGCGCGCTTTACGGCCAATATGCCGCGACGGTTGGCCAGACCCAGCTAGAGAGCAACTTCAACGCCTGGCAAAGCAGGAAGATGTGGGCCGTGTTCGAAGAGGTGGTCAGCCGCGACCAGCGCTACAACCAGGTCGGCAAGATCAAGCACTTGGTCACCGGCAAGACCGTGCGCATGGAGTCGAAGTTCATCAACGGCTGGGAGGAGGCCAACCACATGAACGCGGTGTTTCTCAGTAACGAGATCCTGCCGTGGCCGATCAGCGACAGTGACCGGCGAATGTTGGTGATGTGGCCGATGGAAACCTTGCCGGTCGCTCGACAGCAAGCCATCGGGCGAGAGCTGGAAAATGGTGGTGTCGCGGCTCTCTACGGCTGGCTGCTGCGTGTGGATCTGGGTGACTTCAATGAACGCACCCGCCCGCCCAGCACTGCGTCACGCGAGCGACTGGTTGCGCTCAGCCGGGCAGGGTGGCAGACGTTTCTGCACCTCTGGCGCTATGGCGAGTTGGGACGTGGCCTTTGGGGGGCATGCCTCTCGACCGATCTGTATGCATTGTTCATCGAGTGGTGTCAGCGCAACAAAGA